AAATCAAATACTTTTTTTACTTTATCTCTATTCTCTTTCTTTGATAACCAGTCCCAAGCATTATTTAATAATATACCACCACCAACGATAGTAACAAATTCTATTAATTTATCAAATATACTTTTTGCTGGTGCAACTACTTTTTTAAAAGGAGCAAGAACTCCTGTTGCTAATTGCTTTCCTTTTTCAACAAAATTTTCTTTCTTTACTAATTTCTGTTTTCTTACAGAACCTCTAGAAAGTGATAATGCTCGTTTTTTCTCGGCAATTCTATTGGCAAAATCTAATGATAACTGCTTTTGTATCTCTACAAGTATCCTATTTGTTTCTGTTAATGCAGTAGTAATATTGGCAGTATTTGTTGCCTGAACTTTTGGTGCTTGGTCTACAAACTGTTGAGTTACATCTACGTCTTTTTTTCTTCCAGAAAAAGACATCCTAGATGCCCTTAGCCTTGGTTTTGCTCCTATGCCACCAATAACAGAAGCACTACTATTCAATGGGGAAGAAAAGTTTCTCTTCCCCATTTTTGGAATTGATGGTGCTTGGAATACTGGTTGATTTTCTAATGCCACTTACTGTTGTTGTGCCTTAAGGTTTTCTTCTTCGATGTGTTGCTGAAGCATCGTTACATATACTTCTCGCTCCCACGGTATCATATTTTCAAGCTCTGTTAATGAGTATTTATGATACTGCATCAAGGCAAAATTAGTCTTGTAATACACCTCAAGGCTAGTATGTGACATCGTTAAGTGAAAAAAGATGCCAAGCCCTCAAGAACTACTTCATTATTCTTTTTGGTATTTGGATTCTTCACAGTAATCGTATGTGAAAGTTTTGGCATCGTTGTAAAGAATGTTTCAATTTCTTTGAACTGCTTTGTATTCATTTGTTCAACGAATTCCATCATTTCTTTTTTAGTACAGTCCGCAGCAGACCAACATTCATCTTGATTATAAACCATCTCAATACAAGAAGAAATCATATCAAGAGATTGATCGACACCACTTCCGGCATCTTTTACTTCAAAGTTATTTTCAACAAATTGTTCCATTGATGGATACTTCATTTTCATGGAAAGAGTATCATCTAATTTAATAATATTATTGTGGTTTTTATCTTTTTGAACCTTAATGGTATCAATATCAATTTCCATCTGAACTTCTGTTTCGCCATCATCTGGGCAAGTTACATTAACTTCAATTTTTTCACCAACAGACTTTGCACGAATGTTCAAGAACAAATATTCAATGTCAAATGTGGCAAGTTCTGATACTTTAACGCCTTTGGTAATAATACAATCGGTCAAAATTTCAATAATGGCATTGGTAATCTGACCCATGTCTTCAGATTCTAGTGCCATCACTAGGATTTTTTCTTCTCTTACTAAGAAAGGACGATACTTAATTTTCTTTCCAGTAGAGGGAATCTCCAACTCATATGTTGGAGTATTAATTTTTGGTAAAGGCATAATCCCTGATGCAATTCAGATATTTTTATTTATTACTATTGTCCGTGCTTAAAATTACCTTTAGGTATGTTATTCTTATCAAGTTCTCCCTGATCGTTAGGGTTACCTTTCTGGGGAACACTAGGATCTTCATTATTAGTTGGTTGTGGTATCGATATTACATTCTGTCTCCAAACTCTATATCGGTCATAATACATCGTAACAGTCACTTTTGTTATCTCAGACTCACCATACTGTAATGGAATAGCAGAAACTGACTTGGGAAAAGAATCTATAAGTTGATATGTAATTTGAGTTGCACCAGGAACATTATAGTTTCTCTCAAACTTTGTAATATAAAACCCAGATGCATTTTTATAATGTTTTGGATAATTAAAGCGACGATAATAGTTATTACCAACGTTTTCATTATAAGAACTTGGTTCCTGAAGATCAAAACTATTACCACCAGATATAAAGTTCATCCATGACTCAAAGAACATTAAAATTTTATAGTCTCTATCAACATAAAATGAAAAATCTATATCGGTATTAATTCTGGTATGTGCATACTCCTGAACTACACCCTGAAAGTTGTCTTTGATTTCTCCAGTTGCATACGTTGATGATGGAAGAGTTGCACTTGCACAGGAAAATGATAACAACCTTTTAAAAGTATCGTTCCATTCAAAACCATAAATTGGTTTTAAAGATTGTATTTTTAAGTGGTTTATAAAATTACTCGTTGCCCAACCATTTTCGATAAAAACCTGATACAGATTTGACCGTGCAAATCCACCTTCCCCAAGTGTAGAACGAACATCTTTAGAAGTTAAAGTTTGAATATTGGGGATATTAGGCATTTCTAAATATTAATACAGCCTTTGTTATTAGTTATTTAGATGTCATATAAGGGAAAATTTCAACCATCATACCCTAAAAAATATAAGGGTGATCCAACAAACATCATCTATCGTTCTCTTTGGGAGAGAAAATTTATGATGTACTGTGATTTAAATGAAAATATTATTGAATGGGGATCTGAAGAAATTGCCTTACCATATCGTTCTCCACTAGATAATCGAGTTCATCGTTACTTTCCAGACTTTTATATTAAGGTCAAAGAAAATAATGGTGTGATTAAAAGATATTTGATTGAAATTAAACCAAAAAAACAAACCATAGAACCGAAAGTTCAAAAAAGAAAAACAAAATCATATATCTATGAAGTCACAGAATATGCAAAGAATATGGCAAAATGGAAAGCGGCAGAAGAATTTTGTAAGGATCGTATGTGGGAGTTTAAGGTTTTAACAGAAGATGAACTAGGTATTAAATAATGGCAAATCCAACGGACGATAAATCAAATCGTATTCGTTCTGTGATGGATAATGTAATCGGGACTGAAGATCCTGATGACTTAATGCTCGAATTGATGGGTGTACTGGAAGAAGCAGGTAAAGTTCCAGAATCGGGTAGATACTATGTTTTTGTATATCAACCCAAGACTCCTAATATAAAATATGATCAAAATCCTCTTGTGGCAGTTAGCGATGTTTTCTCATGGGGATTCAGAGGTATTAACTTACACTGGGGCAAAGTGAGACAATATACATGGAACGAAATTGTTGGTCAAATTTATGAGATTACATCTGATGAACTTGCTGATGCACGAGAAATACCTTTTGCTAAATACCGTCTAAATAATTAATAATAAGATAACTGGTCATATTAAATGGCATCACCTACTGGTATATTAAGATATCCATATGAAGCAATAACGGAAACGACCGATTACTTGCAGTTGGTGATTTATAGTTATGATACTGCGGCAAATGGTGGTAATAACAAATTAATCTCTCAGAATTTGACTAATAAAAATCCATATTCGACATTATCAATTGCCAAAAATGTAGATAAGAAGAAGGTATTGGGACCTGATGGTGTTATTGCATTACCAATGCCTTCTAATATTGAAGATAGTAACTCAGTGTCTTATGAATCTGGTGAGTTGAATAAAATTGCTGGCACTGCTTTAGACATGGTTAGCGGTATAATGGGTTCTGTTAAATTAGGAGTTGATGCCACTTCAACTGCACAAAATAAAGCAGCGTTTGAAGAACAAAGAACAAGAATCCAAGAAATGTTAGGTGCAAATACACCACAATTAAAAAATTTAGTATTACAACAATTAGCAGCTAATGCAGTTAATGTATTTGGTGCAAACGTATCTGTCAACCAAATACTTGCACGTTCTGAAGGTAAGGTTCTTAACCCAAACATGGAGTTACTCTTTAATAATGTAACCTTGAGAACTTTTAGATTCTCGTTCAAAATGACTCCACGAGATGAAAATGAGGCAACTTCAATTAAGTCTATTATTAGAACTCTGAAGAAAAATATGGCGGCAAAATCTGTTGATGATGGTTTATTTCTAAAAACACCTAACGTTTTTGAACTACAATATAAAAAAGGTAATCGCCCACATCCTTTTTTAAATACATTTAAACCAGCGGTTCTCAGTGATATGAGTGTCAATTATACTGGAGAAAATGTTTATGCCACCTATGGTGATGGAACACCTCTGGCTATAATCATGACACTAACATTTAAAGAACTTGTTCCAATTTATGAATCTGATTATGATAATATCAACTTTAATGGAATAAATCAACAATTTAGTGATAATGATCTAGCTTATGGTCTTAATGAAGAAACTAAGATTCAGAATGATAATGTTCAAGGAGTAGGTTACTAAGATGGGATACTTTAGAGAACTACCAAATATAGAATATCTTTCACCTCTTTCGGAACGTAACTCTGCTTCCGAATATATTGAAGCAAAAAATCTTTTCAAACGTGTTAAACTTAGAGATGATTTTCAAAATTCTCTAACCAACTTTGACAAATATTATATTAGAGATGGAATGAGACCCGACCAAGTTGCCGTTCAACTTTATGGATCACCACAACTTGATTGGGTTGTTTTAATTTCCGCTGGAATCACGAATATTAGAAATCAATGGCCATTGTCTGATCGTGATATCTATGATTTTGCTCAGGATGCCTATGGCACAGATATAAATGCCACAAGATTTTATGAAACCAAGGAAGTGAAAGATAGTAGAGGGAGAATTATTCTTCCAAAAGGTCAGATTGTTGATTATAATTTCAAATCACCAAAACCAAAGATTGATACTTCACCAACCACTTCCTATGTTCAGTTCTGGGATAGTGGACTGAATACGATGGTAACAAAAACAGACATCACGGTCCCAATCACCAACTTTGAGTATGAAACAAGAAGAAATGATGAAAAGAGAGGGATTTACGTTTTGAGACCTAGTTATCTCCAACAATTCTTGGTTGATATGAGAAAGACTATGCAGTATACGAATTCCTCTCAATTTGTAAATAGAAAAATGAAGAGAGCGGAAAATATCAGAGTAACTTCACCATAAGAGTTCTAAACTTTTATCAAAAATCATAACGTATCGG